GTAGCCACTGGTTGTGTTTCAAGATCTCCGCTTGGTTGCGCTGGTTTGTTTTCCTTTGGAAGTTCCCATTTCCAGACTGCAAGTTTTCCATCTTGCGACAATTTACCTTCGAGTTCTTCTACGCTTTCGCCATTGTAGGTAAAATCATTATTTACTTGCACAAGCACACGAGTGCCTTCGCCATATTTAGCGATGTGATTTGGATTATTGACAACAAAGATGTCGTGTGCCTTGTATTCTTTTCCAGCTTGGCCAGTTTCTACCAATTCCAATCCACGAGCATACAGAGTTGGATCAAGTGGATTTTCAACATCGGTCACACGGGCCAATACATTCCATTCTGCCACTTCTTTGATCTTCTGGATTTGGTTCGCTTTTTCTTCGTTGTCTTTGGTTAGGGCTTGGATTTTAGCAATAGCATCATTGTTAGCTTCGACAGATTTGTCTAGCTCTTTCTTGATCGCTACGACTGCGCCAGATGTGTCAAGCTCCATGCGCACGATGTTCAATACTGCTTCAACCAGTGTCGCATCATCTTCGGTCATGCGGTTTGTTGGCAAAATTTCCTCAAATACTCGATATGGGAAGTCTTGCTTGATTGCTACTTTGGTAGTGTTTGCTACTGCATCGTATGATTTAAATTGTACTTTATAATCCATTATTTAGTTACCTCGTTTTTATTTTTGATTTCTTCAAAAAGATCCTTCAAATCTTTATCAGATTCAAGGACAGAGCGATAGCTTTCAACTTCCTGAGCAAGTTGAGCTACAAGTTGCTGTGACTCAGTAAGACGAACCTTAAATTCAGCCTCATTGATCGACTTACTAACTAGTTGATTTGCTAGTTCTGTGATGATTGCTACATAATTATTTTCGTTCATTATAGCTCCTATCTGTAGTTATATTTTGAGAGGACACCACCGATGTGTCTTTGAGCAGCACTGTTTTTGAGATCCCAGCCATATTTTTGTAGGGTGCCAAAACATGTTAGCAGATCCCATAAATAAGTTCCAACGCTTCTGTGATTACCATCTGCTGTGTAGATCATTCTAAAGTCAGATGCAATCATCTCTGAGTATGTTGTGCCGTTTAGTGGTGCAATTCTAGGTTTCCCAGCATTTTGGATGATCCAACCTTGCTTGTATTCGCTGTGTTGTAAGTACAGTTTATCTGCATAAAGCTTAGTATAATCTTCAACATTTTCATTCGTGCTGTTGTAGATTTCAATACCACTAAATGTCCTGTTCCCACTATTTTCCGTACCGTCACGGTTTGAACCGATGATGGTTTTTGAAAATCTGTTCCCGTTTTCGATATGCGTTCCATATCTAATAAATTGAGTAGGGAAGTTGTTGAAAACACGTCTGATAACTGCTGTGTCAGTTAGCATGTTCATCGCACTACTATCTAAATCAAATACCAGAGCTCCAGTATTTGATTCAAGTCTCCCGCCTTTAATACGTTCTGCGGAGAAGTCGATTGAGGCAAGTTGCGTGATAAAGGCTTTTTGTGATGTCAACTCTCTGATGAAAGCTTGATTTGATATAAGTTTGTTGATCATGGCAGAGTCCACTAGTAACTTGTCGGCAGTGACAGAATCTGATGCCAGAATTTGAGTAGTGACTGATCCTGATTCCATGTGACCAGTTCGGACGCTCTGAGAAGCAAGATGTCGGCTTGTGATGGATCCATCAACTACCATGTCACCTTTAACTTTAATCAATTGAGCGATCAAGGCAATGGACTCTGGCTCTTGTACTAACAACGAACTGATGGTTCTTCCGTTGATGGTCTTACCTGTACCGAATGAGATCTGACCATCTGTGATGTTGATGTCTGTTTTTTTCAAAACTCCATCAAGCTGGCTGACAATTGTCGCCACTTGTCCATTAACTGTGCTTTGATAGTTTGCAAAGCGCCCGTTGATGCTGTCCTTAAAATCATCTAATTTGTCATTAAGAACAGAGCTTTGACTGGATAACCTCATGCCGAACTCAGTTGAGAATGTTGAGAATTGTCCATCAATGCCTTGTTTAAATTCAGCAAGTTTTGAACTAATTTTAGAGTCAGTTGATGTTGAAACACTTTCAAATTTTCTATTAATGCCAGCAACATCTTCGGTATATTGGGATTTAGCAACATATCCTTGCTCTAAAATCTGCCTTGTTGCTTTTACAGCGTCTACAGCAGTTTTCTCAGAGTATGTCTGCATGCGCTGTTCAAGTTCACCGTTCGGGCCTGTTTTAGTCTCTAATTTAGTTAATTGAGTAGACAGGCCTTGAATCGTCTTCTCAAACGTAGCTTGTGCTTGCTCTATTTGATAATTTTGATCTTCTGGGGCTGGTCCTGCATCTGTTCTAGTAGTGCTTTGTGTTAATTCCACCTTTTTGAACGAAATCGAACCTGCTTCACTATAACCAATAATAATGCGCCAAAAATCAAACTCATCGCTTTTTTCTAAAGAAGGGACAGAAACTTTGTACAATTGCCATTCATCGGTCAATTGAAATTGAGCAGAGATTCTTTCTCGATTGCCTCCAGATTTTCTGTTTTCACGCAAAGAAACCCACATTGTACCAGATCCACTGTTTCTTTTAGCGTAGAAGGAAATAGTGTAAGGCTCGCCTTTCTCTAGATAATCCAGAGTGGTTGTTTTTTTTGTGGCCCAGCTTGGTGCAGTGCTAGAGAATAACTGTGCTTGCTTCCAAGTATTTGTGTTGCCTGTGATGGTATAAACACCATTTTCTGCCGTGCCGGTTGAATCACTTGAATCACCGTGAGCGAAAAACCACAAGCCACGAGTGAAATCATAGTCTTCTGCATAGTTCCTTGAACCTACTTTCAGACTTGTGAACTCTTCTTTGATGCCATTCACTGTCTGCTCGACATAAGACCGATCAGCCTTGCCATTGGCTACATTGGTCAGGTCAGAGATGGCTTTTTCAGTTGTCTGCTCAAAGCGTGATTGTGCGCCTTGGATTCCAGAAAATTGGCTTTGTGTCCGATCTTTGAAATCATTGATCAGTTTCTGGATATCAGCATCACTGGTCTTTAATTTGTCAGTAGTGGCTTGCAGCCCTTCCATTTTGACAGTGATGTCGCCATATTTTGCATTGAACTCTTGTGTAATTTCGTTCTTTGCTTTTTGACTTGCAACTTTAACCGTTTCGTCAACTTTGGCAGCTACTTCCTGCTTGACTTTTTCAGCCTTGTTCTTGGCATCTTCAATGCCATTATCCATATCAAGACGCATTACACGCATTTTTTCAGCAATTTCTGCGTTCTTGTTATCAATCAGCTCTTGGACTTTTCTGTTGTAGGCTTCTTGTTCCTCTGATAACTCTCTGACAGCTTCCTTGATAGCATTGAGTGAGTTACTTTGCGACTGACTTTTCAAAGTCTCATAATCACCGAGTTCTACTTCCGACTGGTCAAAATTGAGTTTGTCAATAGTGATAGAAAAGATGCGAGCTTCAAATGATAACTTTGCAGAATCTTTGACGATTGCAACACGGTCGCCTAACCAGATATCATCTCGTAGATCCAAGATACTTGCCTTGTATTTACGGATTGGGTTGTTGAGCCTCAAGAGTTCTTGATATGTCGCTTGAAGCAGAACTTCTTTGTCCTCAATTTCTTCATCGACAAACACACCCCAGCGATGTTTTAACTCACCATTTTGATAAAGCCCCTTATTTTCAATATCATCATTTAAAACGATGTAATTTTGCCCAGCAGGCTTATCAATAGGTTTACCGCTCGCTTTGGTCCAGACAATATCAGTAAACTCGATTCTTCGACCGTATCCACCAGTGGCGTTACCTTCTGAATCTGTCGATTCTTCACCCTTACCACGACCGATAAGAGCTGTGACGACATTGTCAGAGTCTTCTTCCATCGTGACTTCAAGAGCATTATTTCCGTACTCAAATTGCACACCAGAGTACGAACCTTGCCGATGATACAAATCGATGTAGCGGTTGATGATCTTATTTTCTACAAATTCGTACCGTACACGAAATTCGCAATTAAAAGCCTCGATAATCTTCACGAGAGCTTCACGAGGGCTGATATAGTAGAAATTGGTCTTATTTACTTTGGTAAGACCTTCTCTTTCGCCTAACTGATAGCCAGTTCCTTCTAGTGCAACATTTAATGCTTGGTCTGCAGTGACACTTTGCAGTCGCTTGTCTTTGATAATTCTGACAGTTCGCAAGTCACTCTCTGCGCGATCGAGGCCCTTGATGGTATAGTTATCATCCATTGTCACCTCGTAGGATTTAAACATCCCAAATTGAGTGCCACGGACAAAAAAGCCAAAGAATCGCATCTGCTCGATGATTTCTTTATCGATTGCTTCGATAGGAAGCTCAAACTCTGCAGCATCGAATGTGTTAATTTCGATTTTATGAGTAAATTCGATTAGATCTTGTTCTTTGATGATGTGGATCAACTCTTCTTTATTGTTAAATAAATAAATCATTGATACACCTCACTATATTCAACTGTTAACTGACTCGATGGGGTCAATCTTAAAGTATTAGCCCCTTTTTGCAAAGAGAAAAATCTGCTGTTCACCATATCGAAATTTTTAAGCTCATTTCTGCCATTTAGCTTGATCGTGCGTTCTTTCATGTCAATTTCAATGCGATTCCCTTGTGTATATGTGCCCTTCAATCGAATGTACTTCTGCTGTTCAACATGTAGAAGATTGATTTCATTCACGTTAACACCAACCATAAAAGAAATCTTTGGAAATGTTTCTTTGCTTCCTGCATAATTCACCTGATTGCCAGTAACAGTCTTTTTATTCGTGAGTTTTTTCGGATCGTAACAGATCATTTTTAATTTAATGATTTGTTGATTGCTTTCTTCATCTGGAATGTCTGCAGATTCAAACTGTGCCTTATAGATTCGATCTGGTTCATCGCCAAAAATCAAATCGCTTGGCTCATTCGTATCTAGCAGTTCATTCAGTTTTTCAAATTGCAATCGAAAAGCTGAATTATTGATTCCAGAGATTAAAGCAGTAATCTCAATTTCACGCTCTTTGTAAGACTTACGTCTGAAAACCTTGCCATCACGACCAGTCACATCTACTGTCTGATGTTCTTGATCTACGACACCACGGCCAGAAATCATGACAGTCTGAAATGCTCCATTTGCGTTCGTAAGCTCACGCTCTAGCGTTTTGCCGTTGAAAGTAGTCTGGATTCCCATTTCATAGCTTTTCAAAATCTCGTTCGTATCTGTGAAATTATACATTTTTCCCCCTTTCTACTTTTTTCTAAAAAAGGCAAAGCCCTCATTTTACAGAGGACTTGTCTTTAATCTGATACGTTCTCTCTTGCCTTGTGCGGTTGTGATATCCTCTACAAATGCAGAGAAGGCACGACCACCCAATTCAAGAGTTAATTGCATTGGTTTATTTTGGCTGTCGGCTTCTTTGATCTCGTGATTGATTACTCCATTGTAGTCAAATCCAGAGCCAAGAGGATTGCTTGCAGTGTATTGTGATGCATCGTCAATCAAATTCTCCATTGACTTCGATACTTCCGATGCGTTGCGGTCGATACCATCGGCCACACCAAGAGCCAAGAATTTACCGACATTGTCACGGAACAGCCGTGATGGACTGTGAATCTTAGCTTTTGCTTGCGCAGCACGTTCTGCTTGTGCAACGAGTGCATTTGCTGCAGCGGTTACTGCACCAAGGGCAGAATACATACCTTGAGCCAAGCCATGACCAATCATGCTACCGACAGAACGCATTGTACCAACCGCAGCCATTCCAACTGCTTGGATAGCGTGCATCATTGAGTGCATCGCACTTCTTGCGCTACCGACACCATTTCTAATACCGTTCGTGATATTTTGTGAAATCTGTTGGCCAGTCCGCTGTGCAATTTGAGCCATTTGCATACCGCTGGTAGTCATTGTCATGGTCATGCGCATCATACCAGACTGAATTGCCATACTCGCTTGCGTCATTGCCATTGTGATTGTCATGGTCATACGTTGGAATGATGCTGAGATGGTTGCTACAATGTTGTTCAACATCGCTTGCATCATAGAGCCGACAGAAGTCATGGACGTTCTGATTGATGCCCCCATTTGCGTCATTGCTTGTGTGACAGAGATGTTCATGGTTGTCATGGCCATTCTGACACTAGTTGCTACGTTGTTCATCGACGTAGACACAACTGTACCCATGCTTGCAAAACCTGCAGTAAGGGCAGATCTAGCTTGCTGAACTCCAGCATTAACAGCAGTAACCACTTGTGACATTGCTGTACGCATAGCATTACCGAGTTGAGAGAACCCAGACGCAGATTGTACCATTGATGTACCAAGTTGCGCTATAGTCGTTTGAACTGTACGGATACTACTTCCAAGGCTCGTTAATACCGAGATAAAGGATGTGATCGATTGAATGATAAACGTAAATCCAGATTGTACACTGGTAATCATCGTATTAAATCCACTCAATGACGATGTGGCATTTATGATGGCAGATCCAAATGATGCAAACTGACTGTTTAGCATAGTGAACATCACTGCAGAGCGAGTAACAGCAGATGCCATTTGCTGGAATCCTGTACCAAATGAACGAATACCACTAGATGATGCTGTTGCAGCAGGGCCAATTGTCGTCATTGCTGTCGCAACTTTTGGCAGACCATTTGCAAGTGGATTAACCGCAGACGCTGCGGCACGCATACCAGATGCCATCTGTGTAAAGATAGATCCTACATTGCGACTACCAATTTTGTACATAACCGTGTCTAATTTATCCAAATCAGCACGGAATCCGTTCAAGTTACCACCAGCAGATGCTGCACCAAGTCCAAGAACCGCAGTAGCAACTGCACCGATACCAGCGGCCGCTTGTAGCCCGTGGTCTCCTGCTAGTTTCACACCTTGTCCGAAACGTTTAAATCCTTCACCAGCGTCTTTGATAGCACCACCAATTGACTTGATGACACCAGAAACACCGTCCAAGATGCTTTTAACAGCTTGGCCGAATGATTTAATGACATTAGATGCGCCTTTAAAAACAGAGTTAACCACGTTTCCAAATTCTCGAAGAATTGGAGTAACAGGACTCAATGCAGTCTTGATTGCGTTACCTACACTTGTAAATAGATTCGCAATGCTGTTAATAATTGGTGCGATCTGTCCGACAATCGAAGCAAACGCTTGAGCAATGGAAGATACCGCTTGTCCAACCGCTTGCGCTATCTGTGCGACTGCTGGCATAACTGGTTGCAATACCTGAATGATTCGCACGACTGCATCCGCAATGATCTGTGCTGTAGTCGTGAATACCTTGCCTAAAACTTCCACAAGTGGAGTTACCGCTTGTAGAACTGGTGGCAAGTTCGTCATGATAATTTCAGCAACTTTGATGATTACATTTCCGATAGTTTCTACGATCGGAGCAAGTGCTGTCACGATTTGAGAAATACCAGATGCGATTTGTTGAACCACAGATCCTACCGCTTGGATAATAGCGCTGAATGATGTACCAAACGCATTAACTAATACAGCTAATTGAGGGGCAACACCACCTACAGCAGTAATGATTTCTGCAATCGCAGAGCCAACAGCCTTAATAACTGGAACAAACGCTTGAATTGCAGGAGCTACTGTTACAATAGCTTGAGCAAATGCACCGATGATTGCAGTTGCTACGGTGGCAAACGCTTGACCAATAGATTGAACCACGCTACCGATTCCTTGCAAGATTTGAGCGATTCCAGCGCCTTGCATACCAGCAAGTGCCATTGCAGCACCAACTGCTACGATAGCAACAGATAATGCGAGGATATTTGCTGGATTAGCTATTGCCAGCGCTTGTCCGATTCCTCTAAATGCGGTAGCAAGACCAGAGCCGATACCTTTTGCAGCGATAGCAACACCAGTCAACGCAGACTTGATGCCCTCACCTAAACCTGTGAAGATTTGTTTGATGACTCCGTCTGATTGTCTAAATGCGTTTTCTACCCCTTTTGATTCAGTAGTAGCTTTAGCCCCTAATCCACTAAATGGGTTTAATTTAGAGAGCAACCCCATTGATTGTTGGCCTTTAGATGCAAATGCTGCAAATGGATTCTTTTTCAGAACCATAAACAGCCCACCGATAGCTAGACCAGCACCACTAATTGCACCGAGAAGACCACCAGCATTTGGAACCCCACTGAACATCTTCTTAATGCCATCAACGACTGGTTTCATTTTGCTTGCTAGGGCTGAAAAACCAGATTGTACTGCTTTAATTACTGCATTGACTTTGTTTCGGAATGATTCACTATTTTTGTATAAGTCAATAAAATATTTCGCAACCAGTGCGATACCGATTGCAATCAATCCCCAGCCAGACGTCATTACAGTTTTCGCCGCACCGAACGCAGAACCCAAACCGCTCACAATCGAGCGTGTCTGCGTCATGGTTGTGCCAATCGCAGTCATTGCAGGCCCTACAACTGGAGACATACCAACGAAGCCACGAATGACCTTGGCAACTGCATTGTCGCTCTCTGTGGCCCATTCAATGGTTTTAGATGTCCCAGACAATAAGCCTGTGAGCATCCCTTTATTAGATGCCATAACCTTATTTCGCAAGGCTTCCCATGAACCGCCAACTTGCTCAAGCTTAGAACCTACGTTATTTTGCATGTCCTCTGCTTGTCTAGCAAGCCAAGCAGCCGCATCGCCTTGCGAACGAGACACCTCTTCAAGTGATCCTCTGGCAGCGTCCCATGATTTGGTGGCATCTTTGGTTTTATTTGAAATACTATCAAGCAATGGACTGATTGCTTGCATCCCTGAGGTATCAAACAAGGTCTTCAATGTCGCAGCCTTCTCAGATTGAGACATATCTTTGATCTTATCGTTTACTTCAATCAAGATCTGCTTGAATGGCTTCATATTACCTGCAGCATCTGTATAGCTCAAGCCAAGACTATTCATTAGCTTACTTGCTTTTTTAGATGGTGCTGCCATCTTCAGCATAGCGTGGTTCAGGTCTTGTGATGCTTGCGCTGCAGACATACCCGTGTTGGTAATCAGACCGATCGCAGTGGATGCATCTTTCATGTCAACACCCATCAAACGAGAGGAACTTGCCACGTTTGAAAGGGCTTGCTCCATGCTCTCGACAGATGCATTAGATACGTTTGCTGTTTGTGTCAATACGGCTGCAGCCTGTTCAGCAGAGCCAATACTATCGCCCCAAACGTTCATTGCTTGTTGTACAACCCCAGCAGTTGTGACCAAATCAGCACCAGAGGCGGCTGCTGCCTGTGCGGTTGCTGGGTGAAATTTCTTTATAGTTTTTTTGCATGCACC